TGGTAAGTCTGGTGGAACTACTAAGACATTTGCTCTTGGTACAGGCAACATCAACGACGACAAGATCTACGTTGGTACTGGTTCTGCTGGAGATATCACAACTGCTGGCGACTTTGGTGTTGTTGCGGGTGCTGATAAGGAAGGCTTCACTGTTGGTGTTAGCTACGGCGCAACCACTACTGGTCTAACTCTTGCTAAGCTTCGCGCGGTACGCACTACCATGCTTCGCCTACATGCAATCGACCAAGATGAAGTTATCAACTGCTTCCTTTCTGCGAAACAGCTTGATGATCTACTCGGTATTACTGAAGTAGTTAGCTCTGACTTCGCAGTCCGTAAGGCACTTGCTGAAGGTAGCGTGACTACATTCATGGGATTCCGTTTCATCCACACGGAACGTCTTCCAGTTGATGACGCTGGACACCGCCGTGTTATCGTCTGCACACCGAAAGCTCTTAAGCTTTCTGTTGGCTCTGCCCTTAAGGGCGATGTGTGGCGTGTTCCTGCTAAGAAGAACATCCCTTACGTATACTTCAAGCTTTGTGCTGAAGCATCTCGTATGTGGGGTGAAGTTTCTGGCGAAATTCGCTGTAACGAAGCCTAATTACATTTGTAGTCTCCCCCGTATATTCGGGGGAGACTACTTCTTTTTATGTCCACAGAAGCGACTAAGCTTAAGATAATGAACTCTGCCCTACGTATGGTGGGCAGTTACCACATTGACGCTAGCGACACTTCTAGCACTACATACGAAATCGCCAACAGAGCTTACGAACAAGCTGTTACGGAATTATTTGGCGATAATATATTTAATTACAACACCAAGCGTTCTACGCTGACAGGTGTATCTGGAAGTACTGAGTTTAAAAAATTTACTTACTCCTATACGCTCCCATCTGATTTAAACATTTTGCTCATCGTTGAAGATGATGACGACTACCTTTGCAGCGACTACAGGTACGCAAACGGTCTTCTCTACGCAGATAAGACATCGCTGAAGGTAACCTACACATATGTTCCAGACTTATCGTCTGCAACCGCGTTGCCCGAGTTCCTAACTCGTGTGCTTACACTTCACATGGCGCAGAACATGGCAATTGAGTTATCAGGTTCTGAAAACCGCCACGAGATATTATATGTACAGTATCAAAAGGCTCTAAAAAGAGCACGAGTATTGGAAGGTCGTCAAGGACCAGCTCAAACATATATTAACGAAGAGAACTCACAGTTCCTAGGCGGGCATCAGAACTATGGCAAGGTATAGTAAGGTACAGTCAGACTTCTCAGGTGGTTTAATCAGTGACTACATTCTTGGACGTTTAGACATTAAACGTGTAGCTAACTCAGCACGCGTATTTAAGAACTTCTTTCCAAGCTTGCAGGGACCAGCTGTTTTTAGGTCTGGGTTTAAACATGTAACCTCTAACAGTACAATTGCAACAATTGACACCTCCACTGTTGCGGGACAGGCTAACTCCAATCGTACAGCGGGCACATATAATGCAGTTAGCAGCACGTCGTCTGGTTTTGGTGTAGGGGCTAAGTTTAACGTTGTTGTTGACGCATCAACTGGCAACGTAAGTACGCTTACTTTAGTTAACGGCGGGCAGGGTTACGCTGTTGGTGACACTATTACCATTGCCGATACGCAGCTGGGACAGGCTGGTACAGCTGCTCCCGACTTAACATTTTCAGTTGCTACTGTAACCTTAGATTCTACTTCCGCGTATAAAAGTATAGACGTTACTTTGGCTACTGATGTGCCGTACCGTGCAGTGTTTGAGCCATCTAAGATCAAAGTGTATGATTCAAACGGCGTTCTAAAGGACACCGTAACCGCACCTTACTCAGATGCGGTTATACCAGATTTGCGATTTAGCTCTGAGACTGATGCACTGTATATCACTCACGGTCTATACAGACCAGCCAAACTTACTGCTGATCTAATCACTGTTACTAGAACTTTGACAGTTAACGACAGCAATAGAGTTGTAACAATTGATACCTCTACCGTTGCGGGACAAGCTAACTCTAACCGCACAGCGGGCACGTACAACGCAGTCACCAGTACGTCGTCTGGTAGCGGCACAGGAGCTACGTTCAATGTTGTTGTTGACTCATCGACTGGTAACGTAAGCACGCTTACCCTTGTTTCTGGCGGCAAGAACTATAGTGCTAGCGATACTATTACTATTGCCGACACGCAATTAGGACAGGCTGGCTCAGCCGCTCCCGATCTTACATTTACAGTTGCTACTGTAGCAAATGAAACTGGTGTAACCCTTGTAACGTCCGACGGTTTTCAACTATCATCAGGCTTAGAAATTCAGGGCGATGACTCGTGGACACTGTCTGATTTAGAGTTTGACTTTGAACCAATCCTAAGCCCTGAGCCTGAAACTAAGTTTTTTAAGATATCAAGCAACAGACGAATTGTTAAACTTAAAAGTACACAAGCAGATTTTAAAATTAGTAGTAGTCCTGATGTCTTTGTTGACAACACCTATTATGTAGAGTACGAAGCCGAAGGCGAAAAGTTTTTAGGTAGAGTCCTAAATGCTTCTGAGGCGGGCAACTACAGCGAAGTAGTAGACCCAACAAGCGACACTGTATACGTAGAACCTGTTGAGTCTATTGTGGACATTCAGGACGACGCAGCCCAGCTTTATTTGCTTGACTCTAAAGAAGTAGATGAGTCTAATGCTGATCAAACGCCACTTACTGGAGAAGAAAAAGATAAAGCACTTGATTTAGATGGAGTCCCAACAGATAAAATTCATTTACGCTGCGACACTGTAGTATTCAATAAAGGGTTTGAAGGCTCCTACGTTCGCGTGGGAGATGACCGCCGCAACAACAATGTAGTTGTTGGGCATACCAGAACTACAACGCGTTGGGTAAAAATTAAAGAACACAGAGGAGTTGAAGACCACCCCGTTGACTTCTTTAGAGGGGCTTACTCCGCTGATGACTATACCGCTGGAGCGGTGTATAAAGCTTATGGTAAGCTAGCCACTACCCCACTGTACATGAAGGGTCCAACCACAGCGGGGGTGAACTCTGTTACTAACGCAGTGCTATTAGATGCTGCCAATCGAACTTTTAGTCATGTTTCACATTTGGGCACAAATGGTGGTAACGCTACTATGTACGGTGGGAGTACCGATAAAGATCTATTTGGCAACCTGTCTACCGCAAAACAGTTTGATGTTGTGGAGTGCGAGACTACCCCACACATTGAGAGTGGCGATAAACTTGTAATGCCAGTAGGCGACCTTACCATCACAGAGGTAGCTAACGATGTTCTACTAAATTCTAAAACAGCTGAGTTTACTTCTGATGATATAGGTCGTCACTGCCGAGGCAGACTTCCATCGGGACTTGTGTTTTTAAAAATCACTGCAATTAACTCAGCAACACAAGTTAGAGCTGAGCTATTATCCCCAGTGCCAAGAGACTCCAGAACTCTAGGGTATGAGAGTGACGGTGAATTTGAAGAATTTAACAAAGGTGCGTGGTATGTTGGAAATTACCCAAGAACTGTTACTAAGTTCGAACAACGTCGCATATTTGGAGGTACATACAAGAATGCTAATAATTTATTTTTTAGTGAAGCTGGTAAAGAAGAAAGCTTTAAAACCGCAGAAAATGATGGTCAAGTTTTAGACACCAGTGGTATTACCTACGAGCTAGATAACTCAACTGCTGGGATTCGTTGGTTAGTAGCTGCACGTGATCTTGTTGTTGGAACTACGGGCGGTCTCTACCGCATTGTACCTAACCAGTACCAATTTGGTATTAGCCCAAAAACTATTCGAATTGAGTTAACCGAGGAAGAGCCATGTAACGATCAAGGTGAGGCTGTGGGGTCATCTATATTTTTCCCCGACCAGTCTGGCACTAGGTTGATGGAGTACAAGTATGACGTTAACTTAACAAACTCATCGTCTAACGATGTATCTAAGTTAGTTTACCCCACGTTCATCAATGACGCGATTAAACAGATTGCTTATCAGCACACACCGCAACCTCGGTTGTGGGCAAGAACAAACGGCAATAAGTTGTTTTGCTTATCATATCACAGACAGGAAGAGTTTTACGCTTGGTCTGAGCACACAATTAATGGATCAGAGGCAATCTACGATATTTCCGTATTGCACCGAGGAGCTCAGGGGGAGCTAGATCAGTTATGGGCAGTAGTCAAACGTGGATCTTCAGTTCACACTGAAGCACTTACACAGACAGACCAAATACAGACAACCGTATATCCATTTCTTGATAGTCATATTACAATGACTAAACCAGAGGGTTCAGATATTAGCGTAACCGTAAGCTCACGCTTTGCAAACGGCGACACTGTGTCAGTTATACAAGATGGTCAATATATTGGGGACCAAGTGGTTGCTGGTGGAGTTATTACAATCTCTAACCGATCAACTACACAAGATTTAGTTGTAGGCACTAAGTACGAAGGCGAGCTTAAGATGATGTTTCCGACTTGGGACGGCACAAATAAGCCAGCTTACGGCTCTGACAATGCACGTATCATCTCACTTAAACCTTTCTTAATTAACTCCTGGAGTTACTCGCTTGGAGTTAAAGATTCACTAACCACCAACCAAGTATCTACGACATACGGCTCAACTGGCTTTACTGGCTTTGATAAGGAGCGTCCAGTATCTGGGTCTACGTTTGGCGCAGAGAATGTACCAACTATTAAACACAGCGAACCTTATCCGTTGACAATTGCATCAATTGTAACTAAGACAGACTTAAACTAATGGGTACCGCACTTACACTTATAGGCACAGCAGTCTCCGTAAAGGGGATGATGGACCAAGCAAAAGCAGCTGATGACGCTGCAAAAGCAGCAGAGGAGCAAGCTAAGTATAACGCTCAAATTGCCGTTAACAACATGGTCGGCAAGCAGAACGACCTTGCGTTTCAACAATCTGCAGCAGCCTTAGACAAGAAGATTAGCATGGAGAAGTCGGGGGCTGCACGTAAAGCCTTGCGTATGAAACTTACAGGGGAGTTGGGTAAGGTTCGCAACCGACCAACGTTTGGAGGTTCGTATACCGATATATTTAAAGCAGCACAATATGAAGCTGATACAAAGCTCGCCGAGTTTGACTTTGAAGCATCTCAAT